CCAACCCTCAGCCCTGAGCGCATCGCACATGACAACCCCCATGCCACCCACATCCGCGTAGATGTCCTCGGCCTTCAGCTTCCACTTGCGGAATTCGCTGATGAACCGGCCAACACTGGCCATCGTGTCCTTGTCCCGCCAGCGGATCAGCCCCTTCACCGTGTTCCCATGGCGCACCACCATCACGCTCTCATCGCCGCCGGCGCTGAAGTCGCACCCCGCGGTCAACCGGTGCCCCTCCGTATCCTCCTTGGGTGGGCCACTCACAACCTTCTGCCAGTCAGCCGTCTTCACCGCGGTCAGACTCCCGTCATCCTCCATGAACTCCGCGTAGATCATCGAGCGCACCAATGGATGACCCTCGCCCCAGCGGGCCATCTGCTCATCAATCCACTCCTTCCGGATATGCGGGCAGTCGTAAGCGGTAACGGTAAAGGTCTGCCACTTGCCATCATTCCTCCGGAATACATCGTAGAAGTATCCAGAGCTGCCACCAGGGCTGCTCATCAGCAGAGTCCGCGTCGGCTGGCACCGCTCCATCGACTGGAAAATCCCGTCCGGTACCGCCTTCGCCTCATCCACAATGTACATCAAGTCATTGCTCGGACCCTGCACATGCCAGCCCTCCGCCTTCTCCGGGTTGCTCGCCGAGAATCCAATACACCGGCTGATCAGCTCCTGGCCATCCACTTTCTTCGGGTACACATACCGGATCTCGCCATCCTTGATCGAGAATCCATTCTCCTCCCCTCCCAACCCATTGATCATCTTCCTCAGATGAGGCCACAACGCGTCGGCCACCTGTCGGTACACACCAGCGGTACACACCACCAAGCTCCCCGGCCAGCGGAGCATGTGCCAGACCACCGCGCTCGCCGCCACCATGCTCGTCTTGCCAGAGCCGTTCGCAGCCTTCAGAGCCACCTTCGAGTGCTTCTCGTTCAACGCCCCCAACACCGCCTCCTGCCACGCGTAGGTTTCACGTAGGCCAAGCATCATCTTGGGGAAGTTCTTTAGCTGCTGAGCCTCCTCCAAGAGCTTGCGCTGCTTCCACGCAGGGATGTGAGAACCCATTCCGAGTGAAGGGGATTTCTTGCGCTTAATTTGCTTGACGGGCATAAAATTTGGTGTGGGACGGGGAGGGGGTATATAGGTAACACCCACCCCCCTCTTGGGGGTCCTGGTACCACGTGGTCCTATGCATTGAACTGCAATCCATTGGTTCCTGATCCATTGGACTCGGATGCATAGAAGTCCTACTTTCCCCCTCCGAAGGCACCGAGTAGGGCTCCGCTGACACTAAGCTCTTTCCCTCCTTTGCCAGTGTGCTCGAGTTGAGCCCTGGCAACGTATCCACGGGTTCTTTCTAGCAACCATGCGGAACCTTGCCATCCTGGACCGCAGGATCGCACGACGGAAGTGAGATCATACTCGCCCCTGGTTTTCGCAGCATCGATCTCCTCCTTGCGTTCCGGATATCGCAGCAAGTACTTGGCGAAGGTCTTGTCGGTCATTCCTGCAAGGTGACACAAGCGATCGAAAGGGATCCCGAGTGAAGCGCCGTCGAGGACCCGGTTCCAATTGGAAGGAGCAACATCCTTTGGTGGAGGACCTTTTTTTAGTGGCTTCCGGACAGAAGGAATTGGTGCCTCTTTCCTTTCCACCCTTTCCACCACAACTACTTCCTTTTCCTTTCCCTTTGCCATATCGGCGCATTCTCCCCCTATTCTCCCCCTTGCAACCCTTTTGTTGCTGGGAGTTGACAAGATGCGTCTTGTTTGGTTTACTTCCCCCCGTGAACCGATAGTCGGTTCTTTCCTACACCATGAAACCACGCACGAAACGCATCCTCGCGGCCCTCTTATGGCTCGCGATCATCACTTTAATTGTCCTCAACGGACTTTGGGAGCAATCCCTCTGGATCGGGGGTGCAAATTGATTCTCTACCGTTGCAACGGCTTCCGCTCGGTTCGCGCCGAAAATATCGCCGCCGCCGCCGGGGTTTTCGCGAAACGTGCCGCCCGGCGGGCATTCGGTCGACGGGGTATCGTCCGAACCATGGTTGAGGATTCCTACACCCGGAACCTCTCGATTGTGGAGTTCGCCGCTTTCATCGGATATCCGACGGGTCCCAATGAAACGACAGGCCACAACATCCGGTTCACGGTAATCCATGGGGGTGCCCAATGAACGGATTCATTCTCCATGAAGATCGCGACCGAGTCATCATCGCGACCGGATTTAAATCCCCTTCCGACAACCGGAAGACGGGCGATATGATTCAAATCTGGATCCTAGTGAAATCCGTTTCCCCCACCGAAGCGATACGCACGGGCCTTGATCGCTTAATCTGCGGCAATTGCATGCATCGGGGTCATGAGGTTGACGGTCGCTTTGGAGTGGAAAGGACATGCTACGTCAACGTAGGCCAAGCCCCCCAAGGGATTTGGAAAGCATGGAAAGCCGGAAACTACCCTTTGCTGCGCAGCCTCGAGTGTTTCGCAGGCCGGAAAGTCCGCTTCGGAGCCTACGGGGACCCCACGCATCTCCCCCTTAGCCTTGCCCTCGCGATCGCGGGCGCTTCGTCGGGCTGGACAGGCTACACGCACCAATGGCGCAAGCCCTCTTTGCAAGGGTGGAAAACCCTCCTAATGGCCTCCGTCGATACCGCCGCCGAGCTCGTGATCGCCCGTTCCATGGGCTGGAGCACCTTTCGCGTGACCCCCGACCTCGATCACCATTCGATCGAGACGCTATGCGCTAGCGACCGAGTCGGCACTCCCTGCGCCGATTGCCTAGCCTGCGCCGGTTCCCGTTCGGGTGTCCGTTCAATCCATATCCCCGTCCATGGGACCGGAAAGCGGCACTTCGTGGACATGCCTGCTTTGATCGCTTGAATTCCCCGGTGAGCCCATGCGAAAGCGTGGGTTCCACGGGCAATTGATGCCCTTCAAACTATGCAATCCATTCAAACCAAATACCTACCCGCAACAACCCATCGAGGGTCCCGAATCAAAGCAATCTGCGAAAGGGGAACCCTGACTTTGCCCTATCGTTACGACATGGACGGGTACGACTGCCATCGAGAAGCGGCCCGCCAGTTGTTCGACAAGTTGTTTTCCAAAGACTTCGGCGGGCCGGTTGTTTTCGCGACCGGTTGTCTCCCTGATGGAACCTATGCTCACGTCATTATCTGAACCTATGAAATCCGCCTTAGATCTCATTCAACGGGACGCATTCAAGTCCGCTGTGGGTCGCGCCATGTTCTGTGGTCACCCCGACTGCGGTGTGATCTTGGATTACCGCCGTGCCGTGGAGCTTTCCGCCTGCAAGGGTTCCCATTACGTATCGGTGAAGGTGTTCTGCGCCGACTGCGCCGATAAATACCGCCCGATAATTGAGAGCAAACTCGGTCCCCTTGGATTGCGCCTTGAAGTAGTGGACGGAAGGGAGTTCCGGTGACCGACCTATTCCGAGCTCTTGGCTATCTTCTCCTTGGCGCTTTGTTCGTTGGCTTGATGGTTCTCAGTGCCCTTGCAGGCAACGGCTGACGAGTAGGCCAAACTCCCCCCCCTCATCCCCTAGGTTCCCCCTAGGGGCTTTTTGTTGCCCGGATCCGGCGTCCACTCGGTTCCCTTCCTTCCTTCCTTCCTTCCTTGCCAGTCAACCTCTCCACCAGGTTGCCCATTACCCTTGCACTCCAATGCATAATTCCCCAATGCATTGCTTCCCGATGCATTGTTCCCCTACCCATAGGACATGGCATGTCCCACCCCTCCGTTTATGATCCGCGCCCACAACTTATGCACCGGCCCATACGCCATACAGAATTCGGAATTCGGAATCTTGAAATCCGGAACCCGCGGAGCCCCGGTGCATGGAGCGGCATCCCGCGAGCATGGAGCGGTAGAAGTGATTTATTCCATCTCCCACACTTTCCCGCTTGACGCCTGAGCATGGAGCGGTAGGGTGTGTCCCGACATGAAACTCAACGAGATCAAAGAGGCGGTGCTGGCCGGCAAGGTGGTGCATTGGAAGAATGGTGCGTATCGGGTGATCCATTCCCCGCGCACCAATTCTTTCCTGATCGAGTGCGTCCTGAACGGGGACTGCATCGGTCTGACGTGGACCAATGGAGTGACCATGAACGGGGAGGAGAAGGACTTCTTCGTGGCCGAGGGGGTGGCTCTGTGAAGCCGCGGATCCTTGTGGCCTGCGAGTACAGTGGTCGGGTTCGCGACGAGTTCGCTGCTCGTGGCTGGGATGCGTGGTCCTGCGACCTCCTTGAGCCCAGCGATACAGTAGGCCAACACTACCGTGGTGATGTGCGTGATCTCCTGACCCAGCAGTGGGACATGATGATCGCGTTCCCGCCCTGTACCTACCTGTGCAGCAGCGGTATGCACTGGACGACCCGCGGTCTCCGAGACCCCAAGCTGACCGAGGAGGCGCTTGCATTTGTCCATCTGTTACTAAATAGCGGGATCCCCCGTATAGCGATAGAGAACCCAGTGGGCGCTATCAACACACGTATATGCAAACCATCCCAGATTATACAGCCATGGCAGTTTGGTGATGACGCGAGCAAGCGCACTTGTCTATGGCTCAAGAATCTTCCACCGCTGGTTCCCACCGACATCCTGCCGCTACCGCCATCCGGTAGGTGGGCCAATCAGACCCCCAGCGGCCAGAACAAGCTCGGTCCCAGTCCGACCCGCTGGAAGGAGCGATCCAAGACCTATCCCGGCATCGCCCGCGCCATGGCCGAGCAATGGGGTTCCGCGCCCCACACACCATCCAACCCCTCCGACGCCTCCTAGACCCCTTTCCGCTCCAGCGCTGGGCATCCACATCCATCCATCGGACCAAGCATTCCGGTCCCAGCGTCCGGATACCCCTACCTCCCATCCTCCGGATCCCCGGATCCCTGGATCCCTGCTTCCAAGTTTCGCAATCCGGAATCAGGGGTTCTCAAAAATGGCCGCCGAGCGCGGGGCGTCTTGAAACGCCCCCGCAGCGTCTCGGCGATGCTATTTTTGACTCCCTTTTAAGGGAGTAGTAAGACTCCCTTTTAGGGGAGATAGCGGGGGAGGCAGGTAAGATTCTGGTGCCACGATTAGGGTTTATTTC